ATAAATCGTGACAAGTCTAGTGAGTACGAGCATCCTACGCAGAAGCCGGTGCGGCTTGCAGAGCGCGCGATAAAGAAGAATTGCCCCGTGGGGGGGGGGCATCTTCGAGCCGTTTTGCGGCTCGGGGTCCACCATGATTGCGGCACATCAGTTGGGGCGCAGATGTTATGCAATTGAGCTTGACCCCAAGTATTGCGATGTGATTGTAAAACGATATGAGAGGTTTACAGGAGAAAAAGCAAAATGTATATCAAGCGTCGCAAAATAAAATCAATCACCACATTACTTAAGGCGGGGAACACTAGATATAACGCATGCAAGGCCGCGGGGATCACTACGATGACGTTGTGGTCTTGGTGCAAGAATAATCGCCGGCTTAATCTTTTGATTCATGCGATTGTCGAGGATAGGATACAGCTTGTTGAGGATGCGCTGTATCAGAGTGCGGTAGGAGGAAATCAGACAGCGCAGATATTCTTCCTTATGAACCGCGCCCCGGAGCGATGGGCAGATAAGCGCGCGCTAGTCAATAATTATAATGTCATCAAGAATACAGTCAACCCGCTGGGCAAGTTAGCGGATGAGGATTTAAATGGAATCATTGACGGATTTATCCGTAAACCTGAGTCTATCTAGGAAAGATAAGGAGACGCTTGTCGGAGCATTAGCCGAGAAGTCGCGCCGGCACTTTGCCGACTTCTGCCGGTATAGCAATAAGGATTATCAGACTCCTTCGCATATTCAGAATCTCATTGATAAGCTTGAGGCGATAGAGCGCGGCGATTTAAGAAGGCTCATGGTATTCATGCCGCCGCGCCATGGCAAGAGTGAGACTATCTCAAAGAAATTTCCCGCTTGGTATCTTGGCAAACATCCGGACAACAATGTGATCATGTCTTCATATGGCTTTACCTTAGTTAGGTCATTCTCTAAGGATGTAAGAGACTTGATTGAGAGCCGCAGATATAAAATTGTCTTTGATATCTCGACAGCTGAGGATTCTCGGCAGGTTAAAGATTGGGATATCGCGGGGCATCTTGGCGGATTGCTTGCTCAGGGCGTAGGCGGTGCGATTACCGGCTATGGCGCGCATCTGTTCATCATCGATGATCCTTTCAAGGACCAGAAAGAGGCTGAGTCGCAGTTGAATAGAGATAAGGTTTGGGATTGGTATAGAAGCGTTGTCTTGACGCGATTAGAGCCTAATGCCGCGATCATCATCGTCATGACCAGGTGGCATCAGGATGATCTGGCCGGGCGCATATTAGCGGAGGAGAGACTATCAGGCATAAAGGAGTGGGAAGTTATAAATTTTCCGGCTTTGGCAAATGCTGATGATATCCTTGGCAGAAAAGAGGGCGAGGCTTTGTGGCCAGACAGATATCCGGAAGACGTGCTTTTAAACACTAAGCGCACAGTCGGGTCCCGGGTATGGAATGCACTTTATCAAGGTAATCCCCAGGATCCGGAGGATCAGAAGTTCAAGCGTGAATGGTTTCGGATGTATGGCGAGATTCCTGTTGACCAGGTTATAACCCGAGGATCAGGAATAGATACGGCTACGAGCCTTAAGTCATCGGCCGATAATATGGCGATGGTCGATGTATGCCGGGATGAATATGGGTTTCTTTATGTGGATGATGTGTTCTGCGAGAAGATTACCGTCAGTGGATTTGCTAAATATGTATCAGAACAGCATAAAGCTAAAAAATACAGCAATATTAAAATAGAGCAGAATAACGCCGGGGAAGCGATAAAACAGAGAATAGAAGAAGTCGGGCGAGAGACTAACGCTAATCCCCCGGTGACTACAGAGCAGACTTCTACGGATAAGATGGTCAGAGTTATGGAGTTTCAGCATTTGATTGAGAATGGTACATTAAAATTTAAGTCGGGCAATGTAAAAGTTTTAGAGCTTATAGAGCATCTCATAAATTTTGACGGTAAAGGTTCGGATGTTGATGATGACATTGATGCGCTTGGTTTCGCCATAAAAGCGGTTGTTGGGGCCGAAGGCGGACTTGCGGTAGCAGACTGGGATTTCATAGGGAGAAGATAAAATGTTTGAATTATTCAAGGCACCGATAAGAATTAAGGAAATGAGGCAGACGATTGGGGATTTGCAAAACAGCATTTCCATTCTCATCGGGGACGCTGTCGAGAAGACGACTAACCGAGGAAATCCGTACCGTACGTATCAAGCCGCAATCTCTGCGATTGCTACGAAGTATGAAGGCACAGCGGAATGGGGTATCCAGCAGGTTCGGAATATCATAGACGTCCGTAGCGCATTCATAATCGGGCAGGGTATGAAGCTGGTATGCGATGACGAGAACTCGAGGGAACTGGAGTTCATAGAAGAATTCGTCAAGCATAACAATCTCGACGAGGAGATGCCGCAAGAACTTTCCAAGGTAGCCGAGATAGAGGGTAGGATGCTAGTTCGGCTGATACCCAACACCGAGAAGACCCAGATCGATATGCGGTTCGTTTCTTACTCAGGAAATAACTACACCATCAAGACGAGCGAGGACGACTACCAAAAGTACATAAGTGCAAACTATAGGACGAAGAGCAAAGACGTTATATTACAGGAAACCGAATTTGTTTACAAGAAGTTTGCCGGAAGAGTGGATAAGGTCAACGAGATAATGCCGAAGGTCGCGATGATTTTAAGGCATTGCGAGGATTTGGACAAGGCATTATATGACTGGCGTATGGCGAACTTCTACTTCTCCGCTCCCACGCCTTACTTCAAATGCACTACTGCACAGGAGGTAACGAGTTTCACGGACAAGTTAAAAAGTACGAATTGGAAACTCGGTAAGCTTCTTGTCGGGACGGCTGATTTCAGTATGGTGGAGATTTCTGGTTCAGGACTGGCCTCTCTTGAGAAGGAGATAGTGACCTTGGCTAAGTTTATCTCAGGAGCGACAGGCGTGCCGGTCCATTTCCTAGGGTTGCCGGATCTGATGAGCAACCGAGCGGTGAGCACGGATCTGTTTGAGTTCATAAATGCCTCTACTAATAAGGAAAGGCATATCTGGGAAGGCTTCTACGAAGAATTGTTCGACAAGGTTTTGACGATGGCGAACGTAAACCTAAAGCGAGGATACAAGACTGGAACGGTGAAGGCGAATATCTTATCCATCACAGAGGCACAGGTGAACCAGCTTTCCAATGTGTGGCTTCCGCTTTATGTTGCGGGTGTGATCGACCTGGATTATATCCTCTCCAAGATTCCGGATGCGGACAAGGATTCGATTAAACAATCGCAAATGGACAGCGCACTCAAGATGCTTGAAGGAATTAAAGCGCAAGAGGAAACGGTACCAGCCGAAGAAGGAGCAATCTAATGAGACAGTATATTAAAGGCGAGGTTCAGAATATGGCAAGGAGCGAAGTGCTCTCGATGATCCCTCAGGATACTCTGGAAAGAATCAAGCATACGGACAAGCGTCCGGAGATAAAGGTCTTTGCCATTGCACATGAGGGCGAGGCGCAGGGGACGGAACTGTCCTTCGGGATGAAGATGAAGAAAGCGTTCGGTTATGTCAAGGATATGATCGTCCGGATAAATGAGAAACTCCAGATGGGAACTCCGATATTCAATAGGCACGCCGATACCAACGAGCACGCAGGAAGAGAGCAGATAGGTGAGTTAGTCGGCAAGACTATCAAGTACGTGGGGAATAGGTTGTCGGCACTTGCGGCGATTTATATATATCCTCAATATAGAAAGTTGCCTCTCGACATAGCGAGCTTCGAGGCGAACGTGGAGTACATACCGAAGTCGAAAGAGGCGGCAGAAGTTATTGATGTGGAAGAGATCACGGGGATAGCGTTGAGCAACTCAGCCATCGACACGCCAGCCTTTAAGAACGCCACGTTGTTGGGAGTCGTTCAAGCATTCATCAAACCAGAAAAGGGCGACGAGTTGTTAGACCGTATCAAGGGAATAAGAAAGCAGATCAAAAGTGGAAAGAAATAACTACCGAGGGGATCTCGGAGTAACCTCAAAGGAGGAGAAGAATGGATAAGGAAGCGATCATCGCAGAGTTAAAAGCAACGATAGTGGAAGCAGGGTTAAAGATTTCGGACTTGTTTACTTCAGAAGATATCACCTCGAGCGATTCGGCGAGAAAGGCGAAACAGATTGAATACGAGCACGCCAAGAGGGTTGAGAAGGCGTTGGGAGAAGAAAGAGAAAAGGTTTTGACTCTTACCAAGTCTCTGGATGAAAAAGATGTGAAGGTGAAATCGCTTAACGAGATCGTAAGCAAGACGCAGGTCAAGTCTTTGTTTGACGTGGCGAAGGACGCAAGGAAGTTCGACGACAAGGAGAAGGCGTTCATAGAGAAGAGGCTGGTTACGTTCAAGTCCGACAAGGACGGCGATGATCTCAAGACAGAGTTTGATAAATTTCTTGATGGGCAGATCGTCGACTACATAGATACGGCGAAATTGCTGGGCGTTGACGTGAAAAAGGAAGGCGACGGCAAGGGAAAAGAAGGAGTTGGTTCTGGGGACGGAAAGGGCGGAGACGCTGACCTGACCGACCCGAAGCAGAACGAACTTATTCCACAATAGATTTTACAGGCGTAAGCTTGGGATTCCTGCCTTAATGACCTTGATAGGCAGAGTAACTAAAGGTTGGATAAGTATTAATCACAATTAAAGGAGGAATAAAATGGCAGAAACAAATCTTCATCTAAGAAGCGACGTATTTGCTTCGTTGAAAGTGACTGCGCCAACTGCTGGCTACACAGCCGGACAGATGGTTAAAGTCGAAGATACCGTCGGGGTGATTGCGGAGACTAAAGCCGCCACTTTGGATGCGGTATTGATTTACAAGTGCGACAAGATCGTTGTGCCGAAGGTTGCGGCGACTGGTATCACCTTTGCGGCAGGCGACAAGGTGTACTTTGCTTCAGGAAGTGCGGCGGTGACTAAGGTAGCTTCCGGTAACACGCTTTGCGGAAGAGCATTAGAGGCGGCAGTGTTCAGTGCTGATGAGGTTCTAATCGACCTAACTGGCAACGTAGTAGCATAACCCAACTTAAAGGAGGATCAAATGAAAGGCAAGATTATTTCAGATTGGAGAAAGATAAATTTCTCCGAGCCTTCTTCGAGAGCCAAGATGGTCGGGGCATTACAGCATTTTATGACAATGCCTGATCACGATGTGACCTTGAAGAAAGCGTTACAGAACTTCGCAACAAAGGGAGATTTTCCGGCTGAGATTCTTCAGATTCTGGAAAAGTTCCACGCAACACCGGACTATGATTTAGGGTACGAGGATCTCTTTGACATTCGTGATTTCACAGGCACGAATGAGAGTGGTTTCAAAATCCTGAACGTCGAGAGCGGTTTAACTTTCGCTAAAGTTCTCCCTGGAGAAAAAGCGAAGGTGTTCAAGATGTCAGGTACTGAAGTGTCCGTCACGTTCGATCTTTACGGCGGTGCTTTAGGATGGTTCAGAACGCTCATTGATGACCGTCAGTATTGGACGCTAGAAGACAACGCCATCGCATTCCGTAACAAGGCGTATTCTTCCAGGGCGACCAACTTCTACGGTTTGATTGAAGCGGTAACTGGCAAAGATGTCGATTGGCAGGCAGTTACTCCGGCTTCAGTTGCTACGTCGAATGAGAACTACAACGCCATCAGAGATGTGAATACGATTAATGCGGCTTGTCTGGAAATCTTAACCGCATTGAAGGACGCTGGTATCGGAGCGAATGCTAATAGCCAGTTCGTTGTATTAGCACCTATCGCTTTGAAGTCTCGTCTTGAGAGAGCTTCAAAGATGCTTCAGCAACCAGTGACCGGATCTGGACAGCATTTGTCATTCAATATCAGGGTGATCTATACTCTGATGCTTTCCGGCTCTTCAACCTATTATGTCATTCTTCCGAAAGCGAAGATGAAGGGTGGATATAGGATGGACTTAACCATATACGACCAGTTCGATATTCTTGCTTATGCCGATACAATGGCGGGCTGGATGAGGTATGGTGGAGCAATCGGTGATACCGATCAGGTCAGAAAGTGCGCCACAGCGTAAAGTAGTATGACGAAGGGGATGGGGAATAGCTACTCAATGTTGCGACGCCCCATCCCGCAAGTCATAGGAGATAATCCAGAAGTAAAGCGAAAGATTATCTCTCCAAAAAGAGGTAAACGTATGGGCGACGCACTTCTGATGTCAAATATCCCAAACATAAAAACCAAAGAGCCATTGGTTTCTAAGAGCCGAGAGATTGGTTCTGTTGTGATGACCGACGTGAAGGATCGAGGGTTATTACAGCAGTACGTTGACAATCTATACGACGACTCAGGACATTCACAGAGAAGCAAACAGCTTTATCAAGTAATGCCTTCGGGTATATGGAAAGACCGAAGGTGTTTTATTATTGGCGGTGGTCCTTCCTTAAAAGATTTCAATTTTGATATCCTCAAAGGCGAGCCGACAATCACAGTTAATCGGGCGTTTGAATTCTGTCCTCATTCTTCTATAAATATATGTCAGGATGCGCGAGTGTTCGGGTACTACGAGAACAAGGAATTGCCGGAAGGCCAGGAAGCCAAGGATCGGTTCGAGAAGTATAAAGGTTTCAAGGCGTGGCTGAACGTTCAGGCATTTCCTTTTCCAGAAGATATATACCAGATAGGAATTGTCCATCCGGCGGATTTTAAGTTCGAGAACTATGCCGGAGGAATCCCGCCATATAATAATTCAGGTTTGAACGCTCTGTGTCTTGCAGTTTGCCTCGGAGCCAATCCAATATATCTGTTGGGATTCGACTGCAAGGGCAAGAACGGCAGGACGGTCAACTTTCATTCAGGATATCTGGATACTAATGAGGACGAAGTGTATAGGGATTTCATAAAGGATTTCAATGAGGTCGCTTATAGAATAAAAGGCAAGACCAAAGTCATTAATCTTAATCCAGAAAGTGGTATCAAATGTTTTGATTTTGGTAGGATTGAAGACGTTCCGAAGATACAAAAGCCCATCGTGGTTTCGTTCTACACCCAGAATACAGGGTACCAACTTGAAATAAAAAGGCTCGAGAGGTCTATAATTCGATTCGGGCTTGAGTATGACTTCTATGCGCAGGAAGACTTGGGAACTTGGCGAGCAAATATACACGATAGGATAAGGATCCTGAGGCATTTTCTGGACAAGCACGAAGGCAGGGATATTCTTTATATAGATGCAGACGGAGCGATACAGAATTATCCGGATCTGTTTGAGAACTTCGAAGCTGACTTCGGTATAGTAAAGATTGATAGAAGCAAGTACTGGAAAGACTGGAAAGACTTTCATGAGGATCAGTATGAGTATCTTGGTGGGACAATGTATCTGAAGAATAATGACCGTATTAGAAATCTACTTGATCTGTGGGAAAAGTTAGACAAGCCGATGGAAACTAAGTTGTCTCAACATACTCTTATCAAAGCGATACAGGAGTTAGAAGGAAAGGGTCAACTGGATGTAAAACTACTGCCACTTACGTATTGCCAGATATTCGACATGATGGCGGACGAGGGAGAGCCGGTGGTAGAGCATTTTCAAGCGAGCCGGAGAAGTATTCTGTACGTGAAGATAGACGAGGACGGAGGATTAAGACTTGACTTCGGAAAAGAAAATAGAAGTAGTGTTCGCTGAGTTCGACGGCAAGTTCAAGCCGGACGTGGATAATATCAGAGAGTACTTTCCAGAAGCTGATATCAATCTGCATATAGACCATTGTACGTCCTTGTTTGAGTATTCTCAGTATTGGGGATATTATATGAACGATTTCTGGAAGGTAGCTAAGCTTCTGGAGAGCAAGGCAGACATTGCGATATCTTTCGATGCGGATATAAAGATAGTCAGCGATAAGGTAAGAGCATTAATAACGTTGACCAAGAAATTCGGGTTGTGCCTTCCAGCAAATCCCAGATATCTGGTTAAGGTGGATACCGAGATAGGATCTCATAGCGATGGGGAATTAGACGAGACGCTTGGGATGGGTTACGCTATGAATATGACTCCAATCGCATTGGATACGAAGAACGAAAGAGCGAGAGAGGTTCTGACTAGATTTTGCGAGTTGATGCTTCATAATCCAGTAAGGGGACCGTT